AGACAACCGTGTCGATGTTCTTTGCGACATTGGTTGCTATCTTCGATGCCTTGTTGCCATCGAAAATTAGTTTATCGAGATGCTTCTGTATTTGACGCACCACTTGTACGCCAACGATACATCTCATGCGTCCATCGTCATCCGCGCGGTCACAGTTCACCGCCTGATCGAGAAATGAACGTTCTAACTGTTTAAACGCGCCTTGTAATATCGGATCGTCTTTTAATCTTTTCGCATCATGGGCTACCCATTCAGCGGATTGGTCATTAGGGTTGCTCAATTTATTGCCTTATGAAATTAGGCATGTCCGTCTTCTGAATCCGTGCCAGAAGATTGACCGCCGCTGCTGCCTTGACCATCGGCACTGCCGTCGTTATCAGGGCCACCTTGAGCCCCACCGCCGTCCATGCCGCCACTCTCATCAATGCCACGCAATGCAGCTTTCATAACGTTCATCGCGTATTGCTTTGAAATTGGAGTTCCCCTTCTATCGCCGTACTTGTACTCAGCTTGATTCATCGGAACCCTGTTCCCGTTTGCGTCAGTTCCAAACAGCGAGCTTGCGACAACGTAAGATCCGCCCATATTTGGATCAATATCAAACGTGCCCCCACCCGCATCAACAAAAGAACTAAACACACTACCAACGTCTTGATTTCCAAAATTCGCCTGGCTCAGAGATGATTGTAATTCCATCAACTCCGAAAGCGTGAAAGCTCCGTTGCCTCCAGCCTCTTCGGTTGGCTGAGTCATCCCATCAGGCGGGGTTCCAGTAAATTCGCCACTTGGGGCAATAGACTGAAACGTGTTAGTTGCGGGGTTATATTGCGCTCCGTTTAAAATCCCCCCAGCAAAGTTTGTCCTGACGTTCTGGAAGTCCGCTCCATTGTCAAGCAACCCACCGCCGCCATACTCAGGACGATAGATAAGTTGGTCATTAAGCAACCCGCCAGGAGAGGGGTAAAGCGTATTGCCGTTAACATTAATCGGTGAACGTGCCATCTAGTACCCGCCTTTTTCCTTGGATTTCTTGGTAGTTTTTTTCTTTTTAGTTGGCTTTTTCTTGATGTACGCCGCCATCATTTTAGTGGTTTTGCTATCGCTATGCGAATTGTGCATTACGCTCTCCTAGTCATAGAGGTTGATGTTTGCGTTCCCGTCAGGCGATCCAGCCGCCATCTTTTCACGCTCTAATTCTTTTTCCGCTTGTAACTCGCGCATCCGATATTCGTGATCGCGTTGCATCTTCTCATACTCAAACGTTAAGCGGTTCGTTGCCTCTTCACGATCAACCGCCGCTTTCAGTTCAGCGGCTTCTCTCTGTGTCTTGGCTGTCAGTTCCGCCTTGAAGCGGGCTACCTCTGCATCGCTCTGCGCTTTCATGCGATCAGTTTCACCTCTCATCTGAGCTTCCTGTTGGCTCTGTTGCAACTTGGCTTGCGCTTCCATCTTCGCAAGTTCCATCTTCTGTTGCGCCTCAACCATCTTCGGATCAGGTTGCTTCGGCTGTCCCGCCTGTGCTTGCATCGCCTGGGTCGGATCAGTAAAGAATAACGCTGGGTTCAGATCAGCCGCTTCACACATTTTCTTGAGAGTATTGTAATACTGGGTTAACGGCGCAATCGGGTTGTTCAAGCCAAGCTGTTGCATAAGCTGCTCTTGCTTCTGTGCAACAATAGACAACTTGTTTAACTGCTCTTGCTTCGTTCCCATTCCAAGACCCACGTTGATCGTCAGGTCCATATCCACGTTCCAGCTAGACGGATCAATGTTGATCCACTCGCCGCGCAGTCTTACCACCTCTTCCTGGTTCTGGTGACGGTTCAGCATTTGTATCGCCAAACGCATCAACCGTGTCCAACCCGTTTCCGCAAACTGGCGGCATATCAACTCAACGCGGGCTCTTGCCGCGTTTGCCATTTCGTCAACGCCACGCGCTGTTTCAGTCGTGACCTTACTCGCGTCAAGCCCGCCAGCCATGTCATTGATACCCGTGCGTTTCTGTAGCATCGAGTCAATCCATTGCAACATGGGGAACGCCTGTCCGCCAGACCATTGCGTAGACAGCGGAACAATCGCGGTCCTTGGATCACCAGTAACACGATAAATCGAACCAGGGTCTTCGGATAACAGATCATCCAGTTCAACCCGTGATTCATCTACCGCTTTGTGCGGGTACAAGCTGAGATACAGCCCGTCCATCATAGAACGCCAAAGCGCAGTCTTTAACCGCTGTAAATCTTTTGTCAGGTCAGCAAGGCTATACCCGTATATTCTGTGTGGCCTTGGAACCGCTGTAATCTCTGCAAACGGCAACTCATCCGCTAACTGGTTGTCCAGTATTTGCGTGTTGCTTGCACCGCCGATGCACGTTACGCGCCTCAACTCTGCGCGTCCATCTCCGTCATAATCCACTTTCAAGTAACACTCGTATACAAAGACCCGCCTCTGTGTCGGGTCTAAATCGGCGTACTGGTCGCTCACAGTCTGCAAGTCGCTAAAGCGTTGCTGGGTTACTTCGTCGTACACCTCATCATTGTAAGTTGCAGCCGCTTCAACCATCGACTCATCATAGCCTTCCGCCACCAATTCCTCGACAGTCCTGGCTTGGCGGTGACACGCGAAACTCCATGTATTGTCGTTTTCATCCAGCGACCTAGCCCGCTTGTTGATGAAAAACTCCTCTGGTGGGATCGCTTCCCAGCGTAACTTACCCTTAGTTTGGGTGTGCCTGATTTTAACGTCATGCGTTGCATTTATGTTTTCCAGACCGCCCAACGCGGCTTTCATCGCACCTTCTGCGCTTATCCGTTCTTCGGTGGCTTCTACCTCGCCAAACTCTGTATGCTCTAACACCTCTACATCGTCATCACTGACAAGCATCATATACTCTTGCTCAGATAGCCCGCTGTACGACTCTTCCTTGACTTTCTCTGTATCTTCCCACCACAACTTGCAAAAACTGGAACCCGTGATTAACGCGCTTTTCATCCAGCTTGACGCGATACGGAAACCAGGGTTTTGTTTCATCAAAACATGGTTAACGTAATCGGTAGCCTGTTCAGCCGCCTGTTCGTCCTCTGGGCCTACTGGCTCAAAAATGGCCGCGCTCTCTGTCCCCATAAACGTGCGGACCAGGCTAGGCATAACCATTTCAACAGCTTCAAGGACATCGCGTGACATAACGCTAGACCGACCCGCCCGCTCATCGCCGTAAGCCGCTCCCTCGTAACGCGCCAGATTATCCCGAAAATTAGCGGACAGGTCATCCCCTTCATAGCCAAGGCTATCGCGGATGCTGTTCGCAACTATCGAGGTAAGCTGATCGTCATCGACCTTTTCAGCCATTAGATACCGCTTTCAGTTTTAGCTTGTCTCCGCGCTCATTACAGGTGCATGGCTTAATATCCAGACGCTTTACAATTGCGCCAAGATCCTCAACTAAACCTTGCAATTCGTTTATTCGTGCGCTCATTTTTCTCTGTGAAGCAAAGTCCATCATACAATCCAACTTCTATCTGGTTTTTTCATTGTTCCCCTGGGACGCGCTGTTCTGAATCCCTCGCAAGCCAGGCCAAAACTATCCGAACTATGGCTAGCCCAATTGTGAAGCGGTCTTGGCTTCAGAACCCGATTCTTGCTATCCCAGTCATATCTATAAGCCCGCAAACCGCGCAGTCCTTCGTGACACTTTTCCTTGTCAAACCACAAACGCCCGAATGCGGTCCTTGCCGCGTGTATCCGATCTTCTGGGCTTGTGCGTGGCATTACCGTGGGCATGATCCCCATGTTCCGCAAGGTATCTGCCCGACTTACCCCTGTTCCCAGTTCCCGCGCCTCAACATCATGCGGGAATAAATAGCTGCCATAGCTATACGGCTTGTCCTTTAACACCTTGACATAGTGATCCAGACCGACACCGCTGTTCTCGTAATAATCGATAAAGTGGATTTCCCGACCAACCTCTTGCCAGAACCACATGGTAAACATGTCGCTCACGCCAAGATCGAATGACACGTTTACTAACGCCGCCTTGTCATACGGTACAGCGCAAATCCGCCCCTCATCCTGTGCATCGGTCATATCATCGCCAAAGATTGAGCCCCTCGTATTGGCTGACCAGGAACACAGAAACTCCTGATCAAACTCCGACTTGCTCATCGACTTCCGCGCATCTTCCAACTCTTCCGCGTCTATTATGTCTGTCTCGTCAGCCCGATATGTCCGCGCATACCAGTTCCCGCCAGTAGCTTCGGCGTGTTGGTATATCTCCGCAAAGTTGTTATCCATTCCAGCGGGTGTGCCGATGAAAATGGCCCAGCCTTTTCTGTCGGTTAAAGCGGGACGCAACACCTCAGACCACACTCGCGGGTGCATTTGCCCGAACTCATCGCAGATTACCCCGTCAAACCGTTGTCCCCGCATTGTGTCAGGGCTGTCAGACCCCGCCAAAGTGATGCGGCTTTGATTGTGCGGAAAGTCGGCTCGTAACTCTTGCTCGTTAAACGTTGCCCCAGGTATACCCCGCGTCATCTGCTTCAACATGTCCCACGCTGTATTCTTGCTCTGACTGCGTAGCGGGCTCACAAACGCATACCGTGGGAGTTCCTTGGTATTCGTGAGCGCATCGCGTAATGCGTGCATCAGGGCGAACGTGGTTTTGCCGAAACGCCTGTGACAACACAACACGTTAAAGCGTTGCAACTCGCTATGTAGTTTAGCCTGTAGTGGTCTAGGCTTGTACGGTATTTCTACTGTGGCCATGTCAATTTGATTTTCGGTTTTTCAGAATTTTCAGATTTTATATACGGGTTTCCGTTTTTGACTGCGGAGCGGGTAAAGGTGATTTTTGGCGGGGGGTCCGTTTTTGGAAAAGCCGTTTAAACAGCCCCAACATCAAAAAACGGGCCTCTTGTGTGACCAAAAC